CTTCCAAGTCCACGCTTGCGCAGACTGTCTTTGCTTTCAGCTTGCATCTTGCCAGAGCTTGTAAACGTGTATCTGATGGACGTCAGCTCGCTCAAGAGCTTGTCATCCTTTGGCAGCTTGCATGCCCGATCTTCCAGCCAAGCCTTGCACTTCCACCACAACTCAGACCGCAAGTTTAAGTAGGTCGTACCCATGCTTGGGCTTTCGCTGACATTAATGCCGCGCACGGGCAGATCAAGCTCGCGCATTCTGTCGACAATGCCAGCGCCAAGGCCAATGGCGTCAACCATTATTTCGCGTGGTCTGGAGGATGGGGGCAGGGCGTCATATTCTGCCTTCACTCTTCCGACAGTCTGCATAAGGTCCAAGCCGCGCCAGCTTGTTATATCAGTGACAACTGGCCCCTGGCGTTTGCATAAGGCTGTTGCGTCGGCTCCGAAACGTGCAGGATCTAATGCCCAAACAGTTGGCGTATCCGGCGATATTTGCACGTCCCGATTTTGCGCACTTTCTGCGAGATGATACGGTATGATTGTGTCATCGTCTGCGAGCGGAAAGTCACCAACGACACGCACCAAAAAGGCGCTGGAGGTTTCGCCATAACGCTCCTTCATTTCGTTGACAAACTCGTCAGAGACAAGCGGGCTGTCCAAGCAGCTCCAGCGGCGCGTCCAATATCTGTCAGCGAGGCGTGTCTGGCTTTCAAAAAATGTGCCGCTAGATCGCGTGGGGTTAGACAGCATAACAGTTGTCGCAGATGCGCCAGAGCGGCTACCGACGCTGGCCTCGTAAACGGACTCTGGCACGCCGCTGGCCTCATCTATAACCATCAAAACGTTTTCGGAATGTATGCCAGCCAAGGATTCCGGCGTTTCGGCTCTGCTCACTCTCAAACTGATGAACGCCTCAGATGGCGCGGCGATTAACTCAATGCGATCATTTTTAACATTCAGCAAATCGCGGATAGGCTTTGGCAGCTCGTTAACCCATCGTTTAAGCTCTGCGAACAGGGCGTCAAAAAGCTGGCTGGATGTTGGCGCTGTGCAGACGATCTTGTTGGGAAAGCGCATGAGCAAATAATGCAGCATGGCCCAAGAGGCTGCTGTTGACTTGCCAGTGCCGTGGCCGGATCTGACAGAAATCAAGCGTGTGTTGTTGGCGATTTCTTGGAGAAACTCAGCCTGGTAGCTCAGAGGGTCAGCGCCAAGCACCTCTTGCACAAACAAGACAGGATCTTGCTGATACTTCTGCACGAACTCCAGCATGGCGTTGCTGTTGTTACTCATTTGCTGGCGGCTCATGCTCGATGGGCTTTGAAGGGGCTGGCGAGACTGTTTTCATCTTTCTGAGCGCGTCCAAATGCATGTCGCCCAGGTTAACGCTGATGTTGGTTTGCGCGCCGCCATTGTTGTAGCGCTGCTGGTTCCAAGCGGCGGCGATAAACTTGTGCTGCTCAATCTTGGTCTTGGCAATGCTGACATCCACGTTGGATATGTCAGCGGCTTTGGAGCCGGGTTCGGCTTCCTCTCGCTCTTTCTTGCGCTTGCTGGCAAGCTCTTGAATGATGGCAAACCCTGCCTCGGCGTGGGCGTCAGCGGCTTCTGCGCGCACTTGGTCAACAACTTTGCCATAGTATTCGTGCTTGGTGATGACGTTGTGCAGGAAACCCCTGGAGATGTCTAACTCCTTGGCAAGTGCTGCGAGCGTGCCGCCAGATAGCAAAAACTCTTTTAAATATTCGCCGCCGCCACGCTCGTCGAGTGTTGCGAAGATCTTACGCTTTTTAGGTGCGCCGGGCATGTGTTGCTCCTTGTTGGTGAGGCGCGAGCGGTGAGGAAAAACCAGCGAGCTTGGGAGGAAACACTGGGGGAGAAAAACGCCGCGCCTCGCTGGAGATTTTAACAATTTGTTTGAGGGAATGCAAAGAATGCCGTTTGTCTAAAAGGGGCGCGCGTGGCTGTTGACTGCGCGCGCCCAAGTGGGAAAGAGGCACAAAGGTATGGGAGTTTCTGTGCATGTGTATGATAGGCGTTTGCGTTTGTTGGCGCTATGGGGGAAAAATTTTTAAAGGGCGTGCGCGTGTGTTGGCGTGTGTTGGCGTGGATGCGCGCAGATGCTGACGAAGTGCCTAAAAATCAAGTTTGCGTTTTTGTTGAAAAATTTTAAAGGATGTGCGCGTGTTTTATTGCACATACGCCTGCGCTGAAGCCGCCGGGGGCGGGGGGGCATTTTGCGTCATTCTGGCAAACATTTAACATAATCATTATTATACGTTTACAATGTTGTGCAATTACAGTGACTTAGCTTTTTGCGTGCAAATGGTAGCAGCGCAAACACAAGATGTAGTGTTGGATTGACGTTGACTTAGGCTTGAATTACGCGCGCGTAATGTGTGCGCAAGGCCGTCAGTCTGCGCGCGTTTGCGCGCTAAATGGGGCTGTAGAAAACCCATAACCACAGCCCCGAAAGCAAGCAAGGAGCGAGAAACTTGCCTGCTTTTATCTTACCTTGTTAGCGCTTGATTGGCTATTAATGCCGCGCTCTGATCGCTTGATTGCCAGCGCTATGACAAGGTAGTTGATCTGATCTAGCAAGCTGTCGTCAGAGTGCGACACATCCAGCCTTGCTGCCTTTAATTCTGCCATCATTCTTGCGCCCTCATACGCGCTCAGAGACGTCCCGCCGAGGCGCTGAAGCCCGATAACACTTGTCCACCTGTCAGCCATCGCTTGATGCATCGTGCGAGCGTCTCCGTAGCCCTGACCACGCTGTGTGATAATGCCTTCAGCTTCTTCAAAGATTTCCTGATAATTCATTCGCTTTGCTCCTTTAATCTGTAATATGTTATGTTCCGTTCAAACCGCGACATCTCGACGAAGTTACGATGGATGAGTGCATTCAATGTGTTCCTCGCTATGAACTCTCTGAGCTGTGTGGCCTCAATGACTTCATACACGTTGGCATCCTGCACGCGCCGCAAGTACGCCAAAATCTCCATCGACTGCGGCGACAGCGGCCTGTCTGCAATTCGCTTGCGCTTGTCATATGGCAGCGCCGGGCGAAAGCCAAAGGCGACAGCGCGCCGCTCAAATGCGAGCATAGCGTCTGCAAGTGCCTGCTCGCTGCCATAAGGATGCAACATCTTATTCACTTCTTTCGCTCCAGTTCATATTTGCGTGCCAGTATTGCGTTGCGCTGCGCCTCGCTCCAAACCTTTAGGTCTGGTGCTTGTAAGTGCCGACGGCGGTTAGCCAGCCCCGAAAGCTCTGGCAAGGTCAGCGTTTGCAGCGCCCGCTGAAACTCAAGCTCAGACAGGTCAGCCCAATCGTCAGCGGCGTGCGACGCGGGCGCAACTTTATTTCTAGGCTGAGAAGTAAAAGCAAAGCAATTCTGAAAGCCCTTACGTTTCAACATCCATATCAAACCTTCAACATCTAACATCGGCGCACCTCCGGTCGAGACGAGCGAGACACACCTATAGGTGTGTGTCTCGTCTCACTCGCTCGCCCACGGTCTGGTCAATTCGAGAATAATCGAGACAATATACACAATGTCTCGCTGTCTCGCTTGTCTCAATCATCACTTTTGCCCTTTGTTTTATGAAGATAACCATCTATTTGTTCAATGTGTCCGTTTTCAAGCAAAACGCGCAAATTGTTGTTAAAACGCCGTCTATCGCTGTCTCGGTTTCCAGAACCCATTGTCTCGATATATGCGTCTCTCACAGCGTCTCGCGCCGTGCCATCGCCGTCAACGAGAATGCTAAGAATGCACCGACACGCCGCTGACAAACCGTCGCCGCCCTCTGGCAAATCGTCAACTTTCTCCAGCACAATGCTGCTCACTGATCGCAGCGTTTCATCGCAAACGACAACCTCTGTCGGCACTTTTAGGAAGCCCATCGGCTCCGGGATGGCGTCTTCCTTCTGCTTGGTAAACGTCACCAGCACTTTGTTGTCGCCCCATTTCTCGACGCGAAATTCATGGTCAAGTGCCGCATTAATCTGGCTTGCGCCGCGCGCACGCTCCTTACTTCCATGCCCCGTATGATGCACCAGCATGACCGCGCACTTATACGTGTCAACAATATCGTCGCACGCCTCTATGAACAGGTTAACGTCCTTGCCATCATTCTCCGACGCAGCGCCTAAACTGCGCGCCAGCGTGTCGATAACCACCAACTTGGGCGCAACGCCA